GGGAAGCTCCAAGCAACGGCAGATGCCATGGGTGTAGATTGCGTTTGCTTTCTTCTTGGAAGTAGCGGCAACACGACCAAACAGAGATTTGTACTCTGTTGCAGTCACACCAGCAGAGATGGAAAGTTCATCCACGCCGCCCAGTGCAGTTCGAATTTCTTCCCGGTACTGACGGGCGAAAGCATTCTGGTCACCAGTGATGGCATCTGGAACGATGTAACCAACTCGGTCGTTTGGCTCCAGGTTTGCGATCACCCGTGGAACACGGATCTGACCGTCGATGCCACGCGTAATTGGATCTTGCTTAAAGGTTGACCTGCTGTACGCGCTCAAGCTACCGAAGCCTGAGTTGGCTGCAATCGAAGGACGCTGGACCGCACCGTCAGTCCCCGACTCCATCAGGTCAGTCTTGGGACGTGAGGAGAGAAGAGTTGGGTTGCCAAAGAACTGAACGTTCTTGCGCATGGTACGAACCAACTCGTCATGCGTCACAATATGGTTGGCTACGGCGTCAAATTCGCCAAAACCTTCCATTGAAAATCCCTTGGGGTTGTTGAAGATCTCAACGCAAGGAATAAAACCAAGGGAATTTTTAAAAGTTTTGGTTTTGCCTGGGCTGGCAAAGGAAGGCATATCAAAGGACATCTCGCCCTCTGAATGCGTTTCTTCAATTTCCTTTGCTTTGATCGAAAGCTTAATGTAACGTTTGGCGCCTTGATCACCAGTGATTGCGTTACCCGTGACGTTGGTGACATTGATGTTGTCACCAAAGCCAAAACCACGACGAACCTTGTAGCTGTAGATGATGATTACTTCTTCCAGCTCACCGTCTACGTTGTAGAAGCTGCGATACTCATGTTCACGGAAGTAGTACAGCCGATAGTTCTGCTTAGTCGGCCGAATATAAAACAATCCTTTACCATCACACAGGAAATAATCCCAGATGGAGTCCAGGCGTGTATCAAGTTGGTTGTACTTGAGTACACGGTCAATAAAATCTTTTCGCTGGTTACCGAAGTTATCTTGCCCTGGGAAAAACTCAACACCCTGACGGATGCCGAATAACTTCATCTGCGCCAGGTGAGAGGCAACAACGCTGGTATCAACAACTGCATTGCCATCCTTCTCGATGTAAGCGTTGATGATTTCTTGAAGTCTGGCATTAGAGCTAGTTGCCATTCACCTGTTGCTCCTTCTGTTTTTTGATCTTAGCAGTTTTTTTATCTTCTTTCTTCTTGTGAAGCCAGCGACCAAAGAAACTCAGTTCAGCCGGAGTATAAAGTTCCGGATGCTTAAGAGCACGTTTCACCAGCTTCTTTGTCTTCACATTACACCCCCAAAGTAGAGCCCAGCTTGACCAAGCTGAGGTCCACGGTAAAACTGCGAGTTAGCAACACCGGCCATGTTGCCGATTGCATTGGGAAGGTTGCTGCTGCCCATTGCCATTGGTAAACCCAAGGGAACAGAACCTGGCATTGGTTTTGGACCAGGTGTTCCATACACACCTTGGATAGCTTCTTTACTTTCGCCGGGAAGCACCGGTTGACCCATTGGTTTTTTGCCTGGAATTACAAAACCGGGGCCAAAGGGATTGCCTGCTAAAAACTGCCCTGCGTTGCCGGGCATCCCTGGAACTCCATATCCCCCATCAGTTCTAAACATGTAACTCTTATCTCGATTTTTCTATTTTACTCGTCTTCTTCCAGTTCGTACAGAGAAGGATCAGCAACCTTGGTGAGGATAATCCCATCACCCTGTACGTCCCAATTCAAGATATCTCCTTCCCTCCAGCCCATTTCTTCTAGAAGATCTTCGGGAAACGTGAGGAACTGCTCACCGTTTTCGTCTTCTTCGACCTCAAGAATGTAGCTCATTTTGTCAAAAGCTTTTCCATAAGCTTATCAAGCTTATTATTAATTTCGCGAAAGTTGTCGTGCATTTCTTGGATTTCCCTTAAGAAGTCAACCTTTAGAACGTAGTCCAAAGGCATCCGATTGATCTGGTCTTCCAAGATGTCGATCCTTCTTTTTTGAGAATTAGTGTAATTGAACGCTTGTTGAATATCCTGGTTCTGCCTGCCTAGAATCTTACTGGCAACCCAGGTTCCGCCACTGACAGCAGAAACAATAGCTGTTAAGGCCAGGGCGACGTATTCGGGACCCACAACTTTACAAATCCTTTCTTCTAATTCTAATTTTAGAAATCAAGATGGAGTTGTCCTTTTCTAGCCAATCCGGTTACCAACCAGACCAACGCGTCCACGCAGTCGTCATGACTACTGACGCCGAAATTTGTGAGTTCCTCGAAGAGATTTGTGAAGTTCCGGAAACGATTGAAGATAATCTTGCGGTCCTCGAACATGCCGATAATTCCCCTAAACCGTGCCAGCTTGTCTGCACGGAATCCTTTGACGGGATGCCAGATGAGGTTATACAAACCTTCGTTATTAAGGCAAACCCGTTTGAAGTCGGCTTCGAGAGAAGCCTGATACTGGACGGCTTCTGACCAAATATCGCACGTTGAATAAGTTGGGAAGTAGTGCCCGTTGTCATCCTTGCCAATCACTGACCAATCGTTAAGCAACTCCTTCATGGCATCCAGCTTCTCCAGGTTGCCCATGACCCGGATGCGCCGGTAATCAATAATGTGAATGCGATCTCCAATGCGTCCACCCAGGATCATCACGGTGTAGTCATTCTTCTCCTTGACACCAGCGGATAAGTCCACACCAATACCAAGGGTGTCGAACTCTGTTGCAATCTCCGCCTTAACAATCAGTTCCGGTGCCAGGGACAGTTCGTTCTGCCTAACGACCTGGTTCATGTACTGGAACGAAAAAGCAATGGGAGCCTGCCGTTTCTTTTCTTTTAGGTAATCCAATGACCACATCTCAGGCCAATAGGATTCTTCATCCCCTGTTTTGGGATCTGTTTGAATGGCAGAAAGAACAATCTGCGTCCAGTTGTTCTGCTCGTTGAAGGTGGTGGCGTGAATATCATCATGCCGGAAGCGCGTACCAAGGCAGATCGCCCTGGCTCCCTCAAACATGGTGGGAGCAATCACCGCGTTCCAGTTGTCCTGCATCATCTTCCTGATGTCAGGGTTGGAGATGTCCGCAGCTGACTTGATGGCGTCATCAATCATCACAAGATGAGAACGCTTGGAGGTCACTGAACCTTTCAGACCTGCAGCGCAGAGGGTGAACTGTTCGTCACCGGTTACGTCAATGCCAGCAAACTTATGGTCAATGGACCAGTACTCATTACTGGTAACATTCTTCAGGAGGCGAACGGTAGGGAAAACTTCCTGATACCGCTTGCTTTCAATGATGCGTTTAATGGTTGCAGATTTAGAACGCGCAATATCAACCGTGTAAGACAAATACAGAATCTGAAGAGGAAGCTTAGCTTGGGCATGGATGCCAATAGCCCATGCTGTCAGCAAACCAAGGACGGTGCTTTTGGCTGAACCTCGTGGCGCAAGAAGATCAATGTTGGGGCCAGCAATCTTGATCAGGCAGTTGCTGTCTTCGTTTGTAATGAAGTGGCGGTGCCAATCCAGATGGTGTTTAGCAGGTTTCTTCTTCTCATCCATGAACTCGCAGAAGTAACTAAAATCTTCGCGAGCACGCTCAATAGCTTCTAAGTTTTTCTGTGGCTTAACGTTGTACTTCTGCGCAGCAGCTTTTGCATTACGCCGGTACGCAAGATGAACGTATGAAGGCACAGGACTGTTTCAGAGTATTACTGAATACTAACCGAAAGAACCAGACCTGAATGGATCTTCTACTTGGCCACGGCGGCGGTATTCATCTGCAGCCTGACGAGCAATCAACGCTTTTTGCTCATCAAAAGAAGGGGCCTCTGCTTCGTAACGCATTTGAATTACACGCTCACCGCTGGGGTTGTTATGCGTATCTTTTGTTGAGGGACCGTAGAAGGGTTTATCCCTACTACCAAAATTACGAACTGGTGTGTAAGGGCCTTGTGGAATAGCCGGAGTATTCCAGGCAACATCACCCATCTTTTCTCCACGGGGACCACGTTCTTTGAACGCTTCCTCACCGCGAGGCCCAACTTCCGGTGTTGCGTTTTCGGCTTTTTGAGGAGCTTCTTGGACGTAGCTATTCAAAAAAGCTTCGGAAGATTGATTGCCATCATTGGCTTGTTGTTGCAGAATTTGAATGTTTTTTTGAATTGCTTCGTTACGACGGTTCTGCATATAGTCAGAACGCCCAACGTTATAAATACCATATTGTTGAACTTCGTCTCTTTTCTTCTTTTTC